CCCGCCTATCTTGAAGACCTGGTTGCCCTGGGAGCTTCCGCCTATGCCGCACTAGCCCAGAGCCAGTACCATTCTGATAGAGCCAACACCGGCGGGAGTGATGTCGACCGCGACTATACTTATTGGGCCAGAGACGCATTAAGCGAGTTCAAACGAAAGCTCAAAGCCTACGGCAGAAACCGCAAGCTCAGAGTAGGACAATTTTATACATGAGAAGGAGTACATTATGACAAATACCAAAGTCAAAGAAAGACTACCCAAGACCAAAGAGGACTTGCCGTGGCAGGCGTTCGCCATTGTGGGCGATAAGGGCGACCCCGACACCTGGAAGCTGCCGCATCACAACACGACCATCTTCAGAGCCATTAAGGGAAAGATAGGCTTTGAGAGGACGGTTGACTGGGAGCTCATGCCGGCAGCCGTGGCAGCGCTTTCCCGGGGAGGCTACCGGGGCCAGAGAGTCGAGGCATCCGAGGGCTATATCATTTCGGCAGCCAGGCATCTTGCCAGGCACTATCAAAAAGCGGACAAGCCCGTGCCCGATACTCTGGCGGTGCTTGTTTAGGCAGGATTGTATCCGCCAACTGTTTCAAGCCCTTTCTCGGTAATCTCAGAGGCTTGCAGATAGAGAGGAAAAATAAAATCAGATAGGAGGAGGAAAATCCTAAGCACTAAGCACCAAATCCTAAACAATATCAAAGCCCAAAATTCGAATGATCAAAACCCTCACGTTTTGAATTTAGAGCATTTGGACTTGGGATTTGTTTAGAGTTTAGATATTAGGATTTAGGATTTCCTCCGAAGGAGTGCATTATGACTATAGAAGGTAAAAAGAAATGGACAGCAGCGCTGATCGCCATCGCTGGCACAGTGGTTGCTCAGTTCGCCCCGGAGCAGGGAGACACCATCATGGAAGCGGTGCAGAGCATGGCCCCGCTTTTGATGGGTGGCATCTATATCGTTGCTCAGTGGGCACATGACGAAAAGAAGGAGCAGGTCAAGATTGAGGCAGAGAAAACCAGGCAGGTATCCGCAGGCAATGCAGTCCTCGAGCTCCAGGAAGATATCTACCCGCTAGTCGAGGAGGCTTATTTCGAGCCGTTTGACATGGAAGCCTTTGACAAGAAGCTGGAAGCCCGAGCTGCTAATACCTACCTGGAAGTCAACCCCATCACTGTTTTCTTTGCCGCCCAGGACAAAGGCAAGGCTACCAAATGCCGGCATATAGACCAGGCGTTATCTTACTGGGACTTCCTGCTCGATAAGTCGATGAAAGCCTTTGAGCACATGTACGGCTTCAGGCTTGACGAAGCCGACAAGCACCTGGCAGACGATAACAAGGATTGCCCCTATTACTCAGTCGACAACATGGCCAGGCAGAAAGGCATCCACTTCTGGAATATGTTACGGACCGTAAAACGGACTATCAAAAAGCATAGCGAGCTCGAGGCATTAGCCGAGACTGATATCCCATGGCAGAGCAAGCTAGCGCCCAGCGACCAATCACTATTCGGCCTCGGGAATCTCGCTGGGGAACTGCTAAAACACAATGCCTAACACTGTATGTTGTGGAGAGAGGAGCTGCAGGGAGGCACAATATATTGTGGTCAACATTTTATGATCCGTGAAGTTTACCCACAACATGTAGCGCAGGGCTTTAGCCCTGCCAGAGGTGGGGAGGCTGGGGACTATCGACTATCGACTAATGACTATTGACTTGAAATGAAATGAGAGACCTATCGTCAACACTGAAAGCCGAGCAGAAGAAGCCGAGCCGTAAGCCCGTTGTCAAGGTTGAGGTACAGGCGTACGGCCACCCTGCTAAGGCGACCTCTATTCAGTGGAGCTTGTTCGGTTGGCAGAAGATGGGCGGAGACAGCTCAACCCCCAACTTCCACGGCGTGGCCATCCCCTCAGATGGCTCGTTAAACCGCATCAAACTTGATAGCACCACGCTTAAAAGCCAGCGAGTTACCAGCCCGGGGCCTGGCTCCACTTATTCAAGCTGGGTTACCCGAGGCGGAGTGCCAGCCGATTCTCATATCGCCATTGCAGCTCAGGGCACGCAGCTCATCATCGGTTGCTGCAGCGCAGCGTACTTGTACCGGTTCGAGTCCAGCAACAGCGGTGCTACCTGGGGTGGCGCCATCGAGATGGCTAATGCCCGCCCCTGTGAGCGAGGCTGTGCCGTAGCCTATAAGTCCAACGGAGACTGTATCATCGTCCACGCCTCAGATGTAAACGACCCCAAGAGCCTCTATCTTCAGAAAAGGACAGGCGGTAGCTGGAGTACCGGCTTAGGCCAGCGCTCCGGGGATTGGGAAATCGAAGGCTTAGCTGCATATCACGATGGAGACTGGAATATCATCGCCCTGGTGCTGGACGGCAACTATCTCTCAATAGTAAAAATGATTTACGGAGACGGGGATAAGGTTGCCGCCGGCACCTGGGGCACGGATGAAAAGATTGGCCTGGGGAGAGCCAGGATAGATATCCAGGCAGAAATGTTGCTGCGCAAGTTCCAGACCCAGTACTGGGGAGGCGCTGCGGCCAGGCATACCCCCACATACTGGGAGAAGCACCAGGCCGTACTGGAAACCCTGGCTGGGGACGACTCAGGCCTTGCCGGTGTTTCACTTTGTAAGCCAACAGACTACGGCGCTCTGTTATCGGCAGCCCGCTCAAACACCCCCTGGCTGTTCAAGCTCAGTGGTGATTTCATTGACGCCAACTGGAACAAGGCGTCGACCATCCCCACCGGTGCCGGCTATGGCATGGCTTTAGCCCAGGACGGCACGTACCTGTGGGCGACTCAGGCTAATGAAGTGTGGAGGACAGCACTGCCGAGCTCCTGGACAGCCCCCACCGCGGGAAGCGGCGCTGGGGATAAAATCACCATACCCGTCAAGGATATCCTTCACATCACCGAGACGATACGACCCGAACAACAATCAACCCTGGAGCTCGAGCTCAATAACTCGAAAGGCACTTATGACAGCCCTGGCAGCGGAGACATCGCTGAAATGAAACGAGGCAGCCGTGTCAATCTGTTTATCGGCTACCGCACCAGCTCGGATGAGCTGAGCGAATGTGGCCGTTACTTTATCGAGTCAATGGAGTACAATCGCTCAGCTAGCAGAGCCAGCTTGACCTTGAATTGCATCGACGCCTGGGGGCTTCTTGAGAGGTACTCATTTAATAAGCCAGTGGAGTTCAACAGCGAAACGGACGACTTCACCGTCTACCAGCTAATTGAGAAGGTTATGCAGGCGGTGGGGGGGACTATCGGCTATAAGACTCGTAGCGACCTCGTTACCAGCCTTTACCCCCAGCTCAATATCCATGCCGGGGAGAGCGGCGCCAGCGTCCTCACCAGGCTATTAAACCTGGTTACCGATGTAATCTTTTTCTTTGGCCTGGCAGGTTACATAATCTACCCCCAGGCAGGAGACTCAGCAGCCTATAAATACAGATTCCCATAAAACATGTAGCGCAGGGCTTTAGCCCTGCCAGAGGAGGAAAAACCATGGCAAACGAACTTTACGACAAAGGGAGAGAGGGGTTTCTTGACGGCAGCATCGATTGGGACACCGACGATATCCGCTGTATCCTGGTGGACACCGCCGACTATTCCGTTGACCTGGCCGCACACGACAACCTGGACGATATACCCTCGGGAGCCAGGGTTGCTACCAGTGGCGCTCTAACCGGCAAGACGGTTGTTGCCGGCGTTGCCGATGCTGACGATGTGACCTTCCCAACGGTTACCGGTGACCCGAGTGAAGCCCTTGTAATCTACAAGCACACCGGCACGGAGAGCACATCGAGACTGATTGCCTACATCGACGACGCTACCGGCTTACCCGTCACCCCCAACGGCGGAGACATCACCGTTCAGTGGGATGCAGCTGCTTCGAAAATCTTCAAACTATAACGATAGCTGATAGTCGGCAGTCGCTAGTCTAGAGTCTGGAGTATGCGTAATGGCTACAATTTTAACAGAGGACTTTAACTCCTATAATGACGGAAATTTAGAGGGACAGGGAGGTTGGACTCTTAGGGATGGAACCTCTGGCCAAATATACATTCAAGGGACTACTGTAAAAGAGGGGGCAAAAGCAGCAGATGGACAGGGAACTTTGGATTGCAATGATGGAAAAACAGGAAGCCAGCTTAGTGACGGAAGAATAACTTACTACGCTCGAATGGGCACTGCTGATAAGCAGGGGTGTGGTTTTTATCTACGCGAAGGTGGTTCTACTAGAATACAGGTTACTTTCCGAGCGGGTGGTTACATTGATTATTATGATGGAAGCGCCTGGCACCACCTTAAAGCCTGGGCTGCTGATACCTGGTATTGTGTTGAGATTGAATGGCGAAGTTCCGACAAGAAAGCAAGATACAGAGTTGATGGTGGAACCTGGACAGACTGGGACACCACTCAGACCGCTTGGACAAATTATTTAGATACTGTTGTTATTTGCAGTACGGGTGCTGACCCTGTTGTCCATCAATACTGGGACCACATCGCTGAAAATCCTCTACCAACATTACAAACAATTTTACCCTCAGCGATTGCCTCACTAGAAGCCTTTGGCACTGCCAGGCTAAACTTGAAACTATTCCCATCGGCTATTGCCTCACTAGAAGCCTTTGGCAGCCCCACAGTTATCCTGGTAGGGAATTACATCTACCCAACAGGCATAGCTTCGCAGGAAGCCTTTGGCAACCCTACTGTACTACCTGGAGCTGTTATCATCCAGCCTTCAGCCATCCAATCAGCCGAGGCGTTAGGCAGCCCGCAGCTCAACCTCAAACTGTTTGCTCAGGGAATACCCTCGGCCGAAACGTTTGGCACACCCCTGGTTATCCCCGGAGCTGTAATTATTCAGCCATCAGGCATAGCCTCATTAGAGGCTTTTGGCACGCCCCTGGTTTTCTATGACCAGGTAATCATCCCAACTGGCATAGCATCGGCAGAAGCCTTTGGCACGCCCACAATCAGCTTCATTCTCCTTATAAAGCCCAAGTCAATACCATCGGCCGAAGCCTTTGGCACGCTCAAAGTCCTCAGAGAAATAATACACATCATCCTGGACGGCCAGTACACCCAGGGAAGCCCGGGCGTCAACCGTGTCTATATCATCGGCAAGGATGCTGAAGGCAACCCCGTCTATGGCACAAGCCTTAACCAGGCAGAGATTGACCTGGTAGGCGAGAGACTGGACTTTACCCAGGACTTGAGCATCCCCACCACTGCTAAGGCTGCTGATGTTGCTGCTGCTGCGGTGGCCAAGGCCAGGCTAACCGGTGCCCGGGGCTTTATCGTTATACCCCCCAACTGTGGCCAGGAACTGTGGGACGTTATCCAGGTGACCGATAAGCCCACCGCTCAGAGCCAGCAGAAGTACAGAGTCATTGCCGTTAGCTTCGACTACGAGCCACGCAGAGCACGCTGCCAGCATAAACTCATACTAGGAGCACCGTAATGATGATTTGTTTCCTCAGAAAAATAAGCCATTCGCCTAAGCGACCACCCGCCCGCTATTGTAGATAATTATGGCTAGAGTAGCTAAGCACCGCTATTGCCCGAAAGCCCCGCTGCGAGAGGTTACATCAGCCCGTGGCGTTAAGCTGATGTGCCCGATGGGAGACGTCAAGACGATTTACTACCGCAAAGGCAAGTCGTGGCGCAGGGTAGGGACGCTGTGCCTCCACTGCCTGTGGTTCGACCCCGACCCCAAATTCAAGCCGTCCGACACACAACCCCCGATTATATTTACTCCTCTATAGTCTGATAACCAACCCTTTCCCTTCATGGGGAGTCAAACCACTACATACATACATACAATAATCACCTGCCTACGCACCCTTTCTTCTTATTAGTCTCATGGCCAGAACATAGGGAATGAGACCTACCACCAGCACTGCAGCAGCCGCAATCACTCCAATTAATGGTTCACTCTCTGCCTCATAACACACCTCGGCAGCATATGCAGTGAAACCCCAGTAGATCAGCGATATCCCTAGCACCCCATATTTCCCGAGTTTAGCTCCCGAATCCAATATCAAGAATAGCGTCCCTAAAACTCCCAATGCTGCCGGCAGCAATTTAATAATAGTATCCATCATTACCTCCTTATCGTCGTGTTAATAGGCTAAGCCCCTTGATTAAAGGGACAAGGCTAAACAATAGAGCCAGGATAGAGAACAGCAACATATAGGAAGGAAGGAAGCATAGAGGAGAGAAGGTAAGAAGGTAAGCGATAACCCCACCCACCAACCCCCCACCCGCCAGGTATGCAGCCGGTCTTGCAGCCGGGGCGATCATTTAGCTTACTAGCCCAAAGAGATTAAGCCTCGTTTTATGGCTGTCACTACTGCCTGGGTGCGGGCATTGGCATCCA